GCCAGGAGGTTCTTCAAGGTGCCGTTGCCATGGTTGACCCCGCGCCGAATATGATGGTCCCGCTCATGTTGCCGTGTGCATTGTCGCGCCCGCGCCGCGCAAGAAATTCCAGGTGCCGTTGATGAACTGGCATTGCAGGAAATCGCCGTCGGTCTGCATGACCCACACGCCGGTTGCCGAAGCAGCGGTTACGTCGATATCGCCGGTAGCGGCGGCATCAACCAGAATCATCGCTTCCAAAGGAAGCCGCCCCTGTGTTGGATGCTGGACGAACAAGCCCGCAAAGCCGGTGCCAGTAACCATCATGGTCTTGATCATGCCCTCGATGGCATCCCCTTCAACGCCGGACGCGGTGGAAGTGGCGAGCAACTCGAACTTGTTGTTCACGTTGTCGCCGGTTGCGGTCCCCACTCCGAGGAATGAAATATCCACATCGTTGTCGAGAACTCGGGCAACGGTGGCTGTCGATTGGGCGATGTCCTCGACAGACTGCCAAGTAGTGCTGTGCTGGATATCGCCTTGTGTGATTGAAAGTACCATGTCAGCCTCTCCTATGCCGAATCAAGTCTGGAGGCGGTGCCACGAATGACGCGCCCCCAAGCAGGATCGAGAATCACCCCGGCGTGCCAAGTTTTCCAACCAAGGGTGCCGACTTCCGCCAAGGGATCGGCGGAACCGGCGGAACCCTTCGCGGTGTTCCGCACCTGGATCGCCGGCAGATTGTCGCCGGCACGGTAGATTTCCTTGACGTGCTTGGCGCTCAAACCGAGCGAACCGTGGCAGTCCTCGCCGATGACAACCGAGTTGTAGAGGTCGTAAGAGACGGCCCCAGCAGAACGCCCGTCGCCAGTCGCCGAAGCCGTAACAGTAGCGCCAGCAGCATCGTCGATGCTGGCTTCCGGGCTCGATACCCACCTGATGCCGCCGGCAATGCCGATTTCACCAACGGAGGTCTCGGTTTGATTGGCGTAGGTCTCGACCGCCTGGAAGCCGGTCAATAGCCGGACATCTTCCTCGACATCGTGGTGGATAAAGCCCATGAAGGCACTGCGGATCGGCGCGGTGCCGATCTGGACCGCGCCCGTGGTCTGGGGGGTGAAGCGGTTCGCCACGTTGTTGTTCAGGACATTGACGACCAACGCCATGTTGGAAATTGATAGGTTGGCAGTGTTGGTGTCCGTTGCGCTGGTCCCGGTCGTCGCCGCAAGAACCTGTGTAAGATTGTCTTCCAAGACGTTGCGCTGAAGACGATTGAGTGACCGCCCCGCTTGAATTCCCAACACCTTCATCAGCTTCTCGGTCTGGCCGTTGAAGTTGATGAGGTCCACCTCCTCGTTCAAGAAGATGAAGTCACCGAACTTCTGGACCGTCGCCGTGACATCGGTAACGGTCGGCTGGGAAGCCGTGCGGGTGGGGAAGGAAACGGAACCCGTGAGTTCCGCCAGCGGCGTGGTCGTCGGCGTGAGGTTTTCGATCCTGCGCCATAGGGCGGTAAAGGTGCCCGAATGCTCCGCTATGTCAGCGGACTCCGAACCGGCGAAATACACGCATAAGGCCTGTGCATTTCGGAGAAGTTCAATCTGGAAATCGACGTTTACCGGGCCGGCGATTTCCGTTGTCGTTGTCAAGCCAGCCATTTATCCCTCTGGGCTATGAGGCTTCGGCGAGTTGCGACTGCTCCTCCTTGTATTGGCGCCACTCATAGTCGGACATCGCCATCTTCTTAACGGGCGATGGTCCTTCTTCCGAAGCCGGTTTATCTTCACTTGTCCCGTCTACCGCCGCCTTGGCCGCTTCCACGTCGGTTCGCACTTGCGAATTTGGAAGTTCGGCAACCAACTCCGTGAACGCATCACGGGCCGATTCCCTGGCCGTTTCCCATGCCTTGGGATTCTTGGCTCTGTTCTCGAAGGCCGTTTTGAAATCCGGGTCTTCCTGGGCGTGGGCTTCGAGAAACCCGCGCTTCAGTTTGTCCGGGAGTTCTTTAAGTTCGTCGGCCTCCGAGAAGAACGTCATGATGCCCTTCAAGTCGGCGTCGAACCGTTCCTGCTGCTTTTCCGCCTTGACTTCGTTGACGTAATCGACAACAGGCTTTACGGCCTTCGCGAAGTTGCTAATATCCGCATTGGGCGTGGGTTCGGGTTTTGTTTCGGCCTTGGGTTCGGTAGTAACGGGTGTTTCGGTGCCGCCCTCGTATTCCTTTAACAAGGATTCGAGTTCAGGTGCCTCAGAGGGAGATGCCTCCGTGCCGTCCTCTTGGACGCCATCGGCATCATTCTGGTTTTCTGCTTGGCTCACCATGTCCAGTGAGCATTAGCACGAAGTTTTTTTCGCCGTCCACTTTTCCTGAGAAGTAGATAAAATCCTCGTAATCCACCCTGTTATTGGGCTTGTATTGGCGCAGTCTCGTTACCGCCATTTCCCTGACCATCTGGTGAAACAGTGGATTGCTCCGTTGTTCCAGCAGGTAAAGCCGCGTTGCCACCGATAAACTTTTGGGCATTGTTGATGCCAGCGATTCTGTATCTTTCAAGAATCTGCTCCTCATAATTGAGATTTATTTCCACATCTAATTGCGCCGCTTGGGCCTGAACCTTTAGGGCGAATTCGTTGGCCCCATCGAAGTCGGCTATCCGCTGCCTCTCGTTCAACTGTCCCGATGAGCCTTGAACCAGGAAGATCGACCTGTCCGGCAGATCGGCGGCGGCCAGATTGATCCAGCCCTCTATTCCACCCGATCCGACGGAAACCGGTTGGGGCCTTTTCATCACGTCCTTGATGATGGCGTATTCCATGTAGAGGATCGAGGTTAGCGGCCCGAGTTCCAGATCGTTGACAAAATCCTGTACCCTGACGATGCCCTGGGCAGCTTCGATGTCGGCTCCCGTTGCCGAGGTATGGCTACGCGCCCTATCACCCCTTCGCGCCTCGGTATTGCCGGTCAAATCCTCGTACTGCTTGAGCAAGGCGATATAGACATTCAACAGCGCGTCGATATCGCCGATCTTCTGGGGGATGATCTTATCGGGAGCGTCCGAAGGCCATAACGCATTGGGATGAATATCAGGCCCACTATCTCCGGCAAATTGGGTATCCTGAACGTCATAAGCCACCGGCGGCTCGGCGTTTAATGCCCCCGCCGCCATCAGCGAGTTGAAAACTAGGGAGGCCGCTTCCTGCAAACCCAGTCCCTTTATCAATGGCGAGGTTCCGTAAACGTCCTGCAAATTCTCCCGCATGTAATGTCCGATGGCATAGGAATGGAAGGGCACCGGGTTTTCCCTGAAACGCACGGGACGCGGGGCGTTGTTGCCTACCGCTACAGTCACCAAGACATTCGGCAGGAAGATCGACTCGCCCCTCTTCCTCGGGACGATCAGATCGCCCTCCCATTCAAGAAGCTCGACATGCCCCTTCTTGGCGTCCTGGTCGCCTAACGGCTCCAGTTCCTTTATCTGGCCGATCATCCAGCCGCGCTTGCTGCCTCCCATGCGGGCGGCTTTGGTCAACTTTTCAAGATGCTGGAAGGAAGTACGTATCGTCGAGGGAGCCGAGGAAATCCCCTCGTGCATGACCGAGTGCGGCGAATCATCGAGATAGGTGTTCTTGATCGAGCACGGGATCATCGCCGGGCCGCGCACGTCACCTTTGACACCACGATAATCATTGCTCAGATCGGGATGGTTGACTTCACGCACCCGTGCAACGGCAGAGCCGTATTTGATGGCTTCTATTGCAAAACTGATGACATTCGCTCGGAAGTCGAACAGCCGGTGGTAATGGTCTATCGCCGTCTTGACCAAGGTGTTGGCGGTTTCCTGATCGAGCTTGGCCGGTATGGGCTGGCTGCCGATTAGTGGCTTAGTTTCACGGCGTTTCTCGAAGCGTTCGATATATTCGTCCGATAACTCGGCGTTGACATCGTACCACTCGGTCCCTCTCGGGAAGGCCAGACGCTTGACATCTGCTGCCGTGACTTCAAGGGTATCGAATTGCAGGGGGAGTTCTATATTGGGGAACCAGTCATTTTTATCGCCCGAGACAATAACCCTCGGCTTCGGCTCCATCCGCAATTGCCTATCGACTTCCGCCCATTGCTGTTCCTTATGATGTCTCGCCTCTTTCCGGCGTTCCTTCTCGTCCTTTATGAACTCGGCAAGGGCCTTCAAATCGGCGGCATTCAGCGCATCCTTGGTTTGCTTAGGCGTGTCCGGCATGGAACATACCCCCCTTGATCATGCGAACTTTTCGGAGTTCATCTATGAAGCCCTCGGCGTCCCTCAGCATGATTTCCTTGAACTTCTTGAGCTTCGCCCCTTTAGTGGACTCCATGGTCCTGGCCACCCCCATGTGCCCCCAGATGCCATGATAAACACCAGTAACGTCCCTGCCCCAAGCCAAGTAGACGACGCCGTAGTCTCCCTCTACCCGGCCCATGTATATCCTTTTCACCGGGAAATTCCGGGCCATTCGCTCTAGGATGATTAGGTCGCCTGATTCCATCTCTGTCCTCCGAGGATAGGCCGCTTGATTCTGGGTTTTGCGGTCCTGAAAATGGGCTTGTGCCGGGCGAACCGCCGCATCATAAAGGCATATCGAGTGGCCGAAAGAATGTCGTCGTACTTGGCGACGATCTGCCCGTCCTTGCGGTGGTACAGGCGTTTTTCCTCGAACCACTGGGACAGATTGGAGAACACCTTGAACTTGCCGGTCCGCATCCACTCATACAGTTCGATGGTTCCGGGCTCCCGGTGATTGCCGCGCTCATCTTCGTAGTGCGCGTGTTCCCGGAGCATCCTCAATCCGTGCTTGCGGTATTGGTTCTTCAGCGCAACGCCAGAGCCCTTGTCCCTGATAAGCCCATCGTGGGGCCAGGCATTAGGTATCCAATCGCCATGCTTTTTCATTGCGGCGGCATGGTAGATCGGCGTCTCACCGGCCTGCTTGTAACAATCATAGAGATACATCGTATCGCCGTCCTTATCCCACGCTAGGAATACGCCAGCGCCGGGATGGTCGATGCCGTGGTCGATGCCGTTGATCCGATAGTAGTGATCCGGGATGGGGAAAGGATCGACCGATATGGCCTCGTCCTTGATCGGATAGACCGCGCCCGAGCCCAACATCGGCGCACCCTTGGTTCGAGCATCCCGCTCATGTTCGGGATAGGAAGCCGCCAGCCTTATTCTTTCCGCTTCGTCAAGATGGGGTGCGTCTTCCCACGAGACGTTTTTCATATAGATGCCGCTTCCCGGCTTGGCTTCAAGGAAATGCCTGACGACCTCCGAAACGCCGAGAATCGGAGTCACGGTCTTGAGGATGATGCCCTTGTTCTTGAACACGCGGGTTTGGCATTCCGAATAGATATCCTGCTTGCACTCCTCGTCCAGCCAAACGAAATGTAAGGTCTTGCCGCGCCACGCCTTAGCTTCCATCTGATAGGTTTTCAGGGTGACTTCAGATGTGCCGCCGCTCTTATGTTTCACGTAAATTTTATCGACGACCTCCGACACTCCAGCCTGGCGGTAGGTCACATCGAGGATATGGCTTTTCGGTATCCAGCCAGTCCCAAAGTCGCCCTTCTGGCCCAATAGGGCATATTGGATGATGTCTTTGGAGTCCTCCGTCCTCTCCGCGCCGGTCCAACCTTGCGTCGGGTGAGTGAAGCACCTGCCCTGCCACCAATTCGGATATTCGCCGGTAAGGTGCATGGCAGTTTCTGCCGCGCCCGTGCGGGTCTTGCCCACCTGATTCGCGGCGAGTAAACACCGTTCCGGGTGATCCGCCCCGGCGTTGTGGAATTCGGCTTGCCAGGGATAAACGCCGACATTCTCCCCCTCGATGGGGAGAAGCATATCAACGATACGGGCGTATTCGCGGGAAAGTTGGCGCTGGCTGCCCAGGCGGATGGCCTCAGCCATCAATGCTTCGGTGGAGTCGCTCACTGACGGCGGGTCTTTTTGACGATAGCAGGTTCGTTACGGTTGACCTCGCGGAAGGCGGCGCGTTTACGGCGTTCAGACTTCGTATGTGAAGGCATTTCAGTCTTTCCTTAAACTGCTAAACATCTCCACTAGGGCCTCTCGGTCCTGATGAGGCCAAAGCGGGTCCTGATAGTCAGGGTCCCAGATCATGCCACGCATGGGATGCGCTTGATGCACTTGGGCCGTGGGCGGGCGCCAGTGAGAGCCGTAGAGGTAGTCTACGTGCGCCTCGGCTTCTGAGCGGGTCAACTAGCCCAGCGAGCCAACAAATCGTGGGCCAGGATGCCAAGTGGCCGAGTCTGACCATGTATTGGCGCGCCGTGGATCATTCGCAGTGTCCCATAGCCGCTGTGGCGGTATAGGCTCAGGTGCGCCCGCTGGTATCGTGAACTTGAAGCTCATCCTCATTACGTGGTCGCACTCCTCGCGCCATGGCGCCAATACCTTGCCGCACTTGGGGCATAGCCAGCCTTGGTCCATGTCAGCCGCCTTTGACGCCGAAGATGTCGCCGCTAATCAGTCCGTCCTCACGGTCGATCCAGCCGTCTTCCCAGTCCTTGATTGCGATTGGTCTTCCCATGTCAGCCGCCCCGCTCCCCGTGTAGTCGTGAGTGCCGCCATAGGGCGGGATGCCCCAGTGCGGGCCGGTGCCGCCAATGGCAACGGGAATGTAGGGGCGCGCGCCGCCATACCCCTCGATGAAGATTGGCTTCCAAGATTTTTCGTTCATGGCCCCGTGCCTCCGATGAGGGTGTCTTCATAACCAATGAAGTCAGTCTGGCCGATGAAGCCGTTTTCCGTCTCGATGATCTCTCGGTATTCGTTCATGCTACCTCTCTCTCGGTATGAGGGTGGTCCCGGCATTATTTCTTCCGGGGACGGGTTAATCCCTTCAACCCCCTGCCGGCGGCCTTCGGATTCCGCCTGACCAATGCCTGCTTTTTGCCGAATGCCGCCCTGCTTTTTGTGACAGGACGGTTTCGTGATCTGTGTGGCATCGAAATCTCCGCGTTGATTTCGATGAAGTTACGCCACCTTCTCCTTAGCCGTCCACTTTTTGCCCCAATCCTTCGGCCAGAACCCCTTATACCAGTCGATATATTTATCCAGCCCCTTCTCAAGAGGATATTTCGGCGAGTAGCCCAATATTCTTTTGGCCTTATCGACCGACAGGGTTCCTCTCATCGGCTTCATCTTGTCCCGTTCCGAATAAGTGATAATCGTTTCCGGGAAATGTTGTTTCACGTGAAACGC